CCAGAGCTTCAAAGGCTACAAGAGGTACAGCAGCGACGCCAAGCGTTTATGCAGTCTCCAAACAAAGGGCCAGCAGTAGGCCAATCAAACGTTAAGAACGATGATATGTCTAGACTTGCAGCGCGAGCTATGGGTCAAGCGATACAACAAGGTCGTACCAAAGCATAGGGACGACAAAGTCCTAGCCCTGTCGTACATTGCTCCTGTACGGCAGGCGCTACGGCCCCAAACACCGAACAAAATACGGGACAAGAGAAGGACGGCGTGATTTCCGCGTCTTACTTGCGTACCTCGCACAAAACGTAAAACCCCTTGGAATGAAAGGATTTCTGCTATGGCAGCTCTACAAGGATTGCGGGGAACAGGTGAGTTTAATACTGACTTTCGCCCCAAGAACTACCGTGAATTATTCACGTTATTAGAACCCAATGGTAACGCGCCATTGAACGCACTTTTGTCAATGACATCATCAGAAAGTACGGATGACCCGGAATTTAAGAATTTTAGGGACGAACTTCCTGAGAGAGCATTGACAGTAAACGGTGCTGTTTCTTCTGCATCAACAACTGCAATCACTATCGACGCAGGTAACGATAACTTGTTCGCCGTTAAAGGCACAATCATCGTGAACAGCGAAACTGGTGAGGTAATGCGGTGTACAGCAGATAGTACGGCAACAGGTTTAACTGTTGAACGTAACATCGGCGGTACGTCACACACCATCGCAGATGACGCGAAGCTCTTCATCGCAGGCACAGCCTACGAAGAAGGTGCGAACTCACCTACAGGAGTGAGTTTTGATGCGACAGTAGCAAGCAACTTCACACAAATTTTCCGTACCTCATTCACAGTGACGGAAACATTGCGTGCGACTAACTTGCGTACTGGCGATAAAGAAGACGAGATGGCTACCAAAGCTCTTAAATTGCACATGCAAGATATTGAGCGTGCCATGTTCTTTGGTAAAAAGCACGAAGCTAACGGCTCGACTGCACAACCACTTCGCTTCACAGGCGGACTGATTAACACAATGTCAAACGTGATTGACCGTTCGACAGCGTCTAACTCAATGACTGAGGATCAGTTTGATCGCGCTTTGATCGAAGATGTTTTTGCATTTGGCTCTAAGCAGAAGATTATGTTCTGCGGTGCTAAAGTTGCTGGACACCTACAAAAAATGGGTAAAGACAGATGGCAACCAACTGCTGTCGAAGGTGCGTACGGAGTTAATTTAACTCAATACACTACTTTCGCGGGAGATCTTATGGTTCATCTGCACCCACAATTCCGTCAAGTACCGGGCATGGATAACGCTGCTGTTATCATCGACTTCCCATACTTGAAGTATCGTCACATGGACGGACGTGATACGCAACTATTGCGTGATCGTCAGCAAGCTGACGCGGACGCAGTCAAGCACGAGTACCTAACCGAGTGCGGTTTGGAACTTATGCAAGACAAAGTTCACACATACATCAAAAACTGGACAAACTTGGCATAAGCCTAACAGTTTTCGAAAAGCAAAGGGCGGCTTCGGTCGCCCTTTCGCATGGGACGACAGTATCTCCCAAAACCCCCATAAATAATACAGATCATTCTAGGAGTTTTATATGGCACGTAAACGCGCTCGCACAAAAGACGGACATTTTATCGCTGACGATCCAAACACACCAGAAAACGAGGCGTGGACTGAGGATAATATCGAAGCACCAAAGCCAAAGAAGGAAAAGAAAGCTGCGCCTAAAAAGCCTGCTGCACCTGCATATTCTATGTGGATTTCTTCTGAACCAGAGAACGGCGCATGGGATATTCGATTAGGCGATGACATCAAGATAAAAGGAACGTGGGACATCCAACGTGCGTACGTCACATGGAAAATACCCACAGAGCTTTTAGAGATGGCAAAGCAACATCACCATATTTGGTCAGGACGTATCGTTGAGTTAGACGAGGAAGAGTAATGTCATCATACGGAAGTTCTACATCAGGTAGCGCGTCATCCTCCACAACAGGCGGCACTGCGACTACTTCCCCGACGGTAGCAGAAAAGAGTATTGCAAAGCCCTTTGCTGCGGCTCAAAAAGCCAACACACCGCTTGAGGATTTAGTTCGATCTGCGCTTACAAGAGCTGGTAATTATTCTCCTTCCCGTATCGACGGCGAAGTAATGATGATGTTTATAGAACTTGCGAACAGGGTAGTCGAAGAAGTTAGACGCCATCCTTACTGGAGTGGCGAAGACATCGACTACTACAATGACCCAACTGAATGTCGCGCTATTCCAGACTTGGTTATGATCGACGGATTAACGGCTCACTACTTTATCCAGCAAGGTAGCGAGAAAGCTATGGTATTCTTACAGCTATACCAAGCAAATCTAACGGACACACTTCTTGAGCGTGACATTGGCAATAAGAAGCTTGAGTTCAATATCAAAGATGGCGGCAGTAATAAGCGGTATAAATAATGGCAAGATTAGCCTATGCACCAATAGCGGTAAACAGTCAGGCCACGACCTATTATGGGTTTCGTGGCATTGACCGTTCACGCGACATCGCGGCTATGGAAACTCAAGAGCAGCAAAACTTTTGGCTGCTCGATAACTGCTACGTTGACTATCGCGGTCAGTTAATACGCGATCCAAAATTCTTTTTACATAGTGGCTCCAACCGCTTTCCTGTAAAGTCGTTAAGGTTCTACAACCGCGAGGGTGTGTGTTACGCAGAGGAAGACGCTGCAAATACACACCTCGCTTCCGACAGAGGCCACAGAGTAGACGCGGCGTTTCCAAAAGACGCAATCGTTACCATGACAAACTTTCAAGGTAAGGTGCACATATTTTGCGATGACACGCGCATGTATCGATATGACGGCTTTCAGTTTTCCACTGCAACCGCATCGATCAAACCCGCATTTGGCGTTCCAATCCAAAGACGCCTAGCTGTTTCTGGATTTAAAGACAGACCTACAGTCGTCGAGTTTTCTCGCGTTGATAACCCAGACATCTTTTTAGAAGAAGAGGCTATTACCGAAGAGGTAACACGTGCAGCCTTTATCGACATATCGAACCTAATTGGTACAGCAGACGAGATTATTGGCCTTGGTTCCTTTGAGGCAAACCGTCTCGCCGTGTTCACGAAAGACCAGACACTCGTTTACATCATCGACCCAGACTTCGAACAGTGGCAGCTAGACAGTCGTGCGAACTTGCGTATCGGCTGTATCTCACACAACACAATCGTCAATGCTGGATCTGATCTTATCTTTTGTTCACGTCGCGGTATTCACTCGATCATGCGATCAGAGCAGAACGGTATCACCATTGCGGAAGCCTCGCTCTCTGACGAGATCGAGCCTTTGTACCAAGAACTTGTAAAGACTACACCAGACCCCAGACAAATATCTGCGGTGTACGACCCTGATACGCAAACATATCATGTGTTCTTTCCTAGACCCGGTGGGCAGCAATCAGAGCGATTGAGTATGAACTTCCGCGCTGGGTACGAACTTGTGAACTTCCAACTAGGCGACACACTTCTACCACGCTGCGGTACGTTCTTGGGCGGACGTCTTATGTTCGGAACAGCAGACGGAGTGTACGAAAGTACAGACCGTACGTTTGACCAAGACACAGGGTTAGCTGATTTGCGTAGATCTCCTATGGTCGCAGAAACTCCTGTCCTTTGGCTTGGAGACTTTATCAGCACCAAGCGTACGCACACATTTCTTTTACAGGCTTCTGGGCAAGGTCGTTTTTTTGTCGAAGCATTGGACGATCAAGACAGACTGATGGCTTCTTTAGAAGTCAACCTAGACAAACTTGAAGGCGATCCGCATTGGGGCGACAGCCCTTTGCGAAGCGACTACTCGTTTCCTTTTAACCACGTATTTCGGGGGGTTCGCCTCCGATTTAGAACTGAGGATCAAGACGTCGATAGTGAAGTCACGATTATCAGTTTCGCCTTTCTTATGCACAAGGAGAAATAAAGATGGCACGCCTAAAGGTACTATACCCCGGGAACCATACTTCTAGTGGAAACATCGGTGCCGATATTGAAAACATTGTGCGCTATCTAAACTCCGCAGAAGTTGGTGACTTTACACTAGCAGAACTAATCAAGGTTTTGTTTAACGAAGCAGGTGTTTTAAAAGCACCCGTTGAATTAAGAAATGATAACACTGGTGGTCTTCAATATAGAGTTGGCGCTTACACAGACAGTGAGACAGGATGGGAAACCATTGCTTCTATAGCAGACCTTAAAGGTGCTTCTGGTTCTGACGTTGGCACAATCGGTGCGCCACTGTTCTCTGCCAGAATGGACATTGTAATTAACGAAGCAGACAGCGAAGGTAACATTGCTTACCCGACTGGCAGCACAGTATTTAACTTTATCCACGAAGCAGCAGACGCTATTGTTGTTTATGTAAACGGCGCGTTGCAAGCAACAACCGCATATAGCAACAGCCATTTAGCAAACACAGTGACGCTTACACAAGCTACTCAAGCAGATGATCTTATAACAATCTACAAAGTACAATCAGCTAACGATAGCGGCTTTATAAGAGAAGACGTTTTAGCTGGTACATCGCAAGCTGTGTTTCCGTTCGTACACAACGAGGATCAAAAAGTTCTCGTCTATCGAAACGGCGTATTACAACGTCAAGGTGGTACAAACGACTACACCCAGCAGCCTGCAAACTCTACCATAACTTTTACATCTGCTCTTACACAAGGCGATCTCGTCACATTTATTATTGTGGAAGACACTTCACAGGTTCGTGTTTCTGGCTTGATGACAGAAGATAAATTCACAAACACTGACGGCTTTATACCGTTTGCGAAAATAGCGGTAGCTGATGACGAAGTACCCACAAACAAAATCAACGGTCTATCAACATTACTTGCGAACAGAGGCCGTGTGTACGTATCACCATCTGAACCAACATCTGCAAATGCCGGAGACATGTGGGTTGATACGGGTGCAAGCCCTAACGTACTTAAGTTCTACAACGGTACGGGTTGGCTACTAACCTCACCAGACACGGGCATACCTGCGTTCGCAACAACAAACGCCTTACAGTTCTTGCGTGTGAACTCTACAGGTGGTGGTCTTGAATTTGCGAACGTTGATTTTACATCGCTGGTGCCCAAGACTTACATTGGCGCAGCAGACGGAGTTGCGGGCTTGGATGCTACAGGTAAGCTACCAATCGCGCAGCTACCCGATACGTTCGCAACGCGAAGCTTTTTCTTCACGCAAAGCGGCAGCGTATCGAACGGCAACTACACAGTAACGCGTGCGTTTAAACAGAACGTGCGTATCGATGCTATAGCAGCTAAGTGCACATCTGGCTCCTGTAACATACAGCTAACAATCGACGGCTTTGCGGCTGGTGATGTTGTTGCAGTTAGCTCGTCTCTAAACGAAACGAACTTAACAGCCTCTATATCTATCAACGCATCAACCACATCAAAAGAAATCGGCTTTGTTGTCTCTTCTGCAAGCAGCTTGCAAGACATCGAAGTAACTCTAGCGGCGGTAATCACGAATGTCTAAAGACCTATCCCCAGACCAAATGAAAGCAATGGCAAAAGCCCTATCTGACATGGGTCGGCGTGGGGATACTCAACTTGTTCATGTTACCAAAGAAGAGGTCGAACTTCTAAAGAAGATCGGTTCGGGAACTAGAAACCCCGAAACTGGTCTTCTTGAGTTTGCACCAACCAACCAGAGTTGGGTCGATCAGTGGAACGCATCAGTCGGTGAAGAGCACAAGATTGATACAAGTAACTCTAACCCAAACATAAGCGGCGTAAACACAGACGGCACAACTTACGACAGCGATCCAAATAAAGGCGACGACGATTTTACAAATAACTACACGTCTATTCTGACCGTCGATCCAGCCACAGGTAAAACAGTCGGCGTATCAGAAGCAGCAAACGGCGGCGAAGCAGGCATATCTGGACGCGGCGTTATAAGCGACGCACAGCGAGAAGCAAATAGAAGAGCCAATCCATTTGACCGTGATGGCGACGGATCAATGTGGACAAAGACCGATAGGTTCGGAGCTACGACTAATATCTTTGGTCAGCAGATGAACATAACGGCAAACAACAATAGCGGGTATATATGGAACGCTCTCGATGCCGATGGCGACGGAAGTTTTCTCACCGCAAATAACAATAGCTACGGCACAAACGCACTGGTAAAAGGTAATAGCACATTCTCCACAGTAGCTAATGTAGCCGCACTCGTAACTAACCCAGTTGCGTACTTAGGGGCAAAAGCAATCAATTCGTACTTTGACAAGGACGGTGATGGCAGCATGTTCACAAGTGGCGGTGTTTTCAACAATCCTTTAACTGGAGGTGGAGATGCAACAGGAACAGCTAAACCCATTACTACTGGCGGCGGCGGCAGTAGTAGCAGTAGTAGTAGCAGTAGTAGTAGCGAAACGGAAAGCTCGGCGGAAGGCGCAGATGATGTCACAACAGACGAAACCTCAACGTACAGCGACGTAGTCGGGGATTTCGCCTACAATCAAAACAAATTTAGCAGACGTGCAGACGGTATGCGTTTTCTAAATTACAATTACTCTGGCG